GACTACGTTCAACAACAACCTGAACACGTTTATCAAAGAGGCTGAGAGCCGAATCTTTAAGATGGTTCAGCTACCAGAGCAAAGAAAGAACGTGCAAGGTGCGTTGTCAACAAGCAACCGTTTCTTGGCTACGCCAAGCGACTACTTTGCTCCGTTTTCATTGGCGGTTATTGATAGCAACAACAAGTACCATTATCTGGATTTCAAGCATCCGTCATTCATTAAGGAATACAGCCCAACCACGACAACGACTGGAAGGCCAAAGTATTACTCATTGTTTGACCAAACAGCCTTTGAGCTGTCGCCTGTACCAGATTCTGGTTATACGGTAGAGCTGCATTACCTGTACAAACCAGCGTCTTTGACGGTTGGTGGCGACTCAGGCACTACAATTCTATCAACGGATCACCCTGATCCCTTGCTTTACGGCACCTTGGTAGAGGCTGCTGTGTTCCTAAAAGAAGCTCCTGACGTGATAGCCAACTTCGAGGCTCGGTTCAAGGAAGGCGTCTCTCGGATGAAGAATCTGAGCGAAGGCCGTGGAACCCGAGACGAGTATCGATATGACTTATTGCGTACAGGGGTAACCTAATTGGAACCAATCAAAGAACTTGAAGGCAAGAAAATAGCAATTATCGGTCTGGGAGCCTCCCAGATCGACTATGTAATCGGAAAAGAGAACAGCGTCGAATGGGACGAGGTTTGGGTAATTAACTCAGCCTTGTCGGTTTTCGACTGTGATCGCGTGTTCATGCTCGATCCCGCCAGTCGGTTTTTAGATACCGACGATGCAGGCAATCAAACCGAGGTGATGCGTAAGCTACTGCCCACGTTTGACAAGCCTATCTATACTTGCGAATTGGATGAGCGCGTACCTGCGTTGGTTGAATACCCGCTTGAAGAGGTTATCAAAGACCAACGCTGCGCTTATATGAATACCACTGTGGCTTACGCCCTAGCCTTTGCCGCGTGGAACAAGGTGGGTGAAATCGACTTGTTTGGCATGGACTTCAGCTATAAAAACAACCTGCATTTTGCAGAGGCTGGCAGAGCCTGCCTTGAGTTCTGGATTTGCAAGATGATTGCTATTGGGATCAAGGTTGGTGTAAGCCCAAGATCGTCCCTACTCGATCAGAACGTAGATCTTCAGGACAGGCTGTACGGCTACCATCGCTTGCCGAATCCAAAGGTAGCAATGCCAAACCCAGAGGGTGAATGGGTTGTCTGCAATCGCTCAGAGCTGGCGCAGATGGTTAAAAAGCATAATTTAGAGACGGTAGAACTGCCGTCATCGCCAGAACCGTATAAGGGGTAGCTATGTCACGGGGTGTTTTTCAAGTCGGTCAGATTATGGTTTCAACCACTGAAAACCGTGGTCATGAAGCAGAATTTTGGGCGCAAGAGACTACTAGGAAGATTTTGGGGATATCAGAAGAAGCTGAGCCGCATATTCGTTTGCAAGCGGAGGCTTTCCGCAACCAAGTTTATACTCTAATATTGATGGGGATGAAGAACGCTATTGCTTCTGACCGAGTTACGATTCGTGGTTTACTTGCGTCTCAGGGACATGAAGACATGGCAAAAATAATCAAGGAGATTTGATATGGCCATCACTTCCGCAATTCCCACTAGCTTCAAGCAGGAGCTTTTGGTCGGAACTCATAACTTTACCGCTACAAGCGGCAACGCTTTTAAGCTTGCGCTTTACACGTCTAGTGCGACCTTGGGCGCTGCTACGACTGCATTCACGACCACAGGTCAAGCCAGTGGAACCAACTACACGTCTGGCGGCAATACGCTTACGTCGGTGACACCAACAACTTCTGGCACGACTGCGGTATGCGACTTTGCTGACCTGACATTTGGCACAGCCACTGTCACGGCGCGTGGGTGCATGATCTACAACGACACACAGTCGGATAAAGCGTGTGCAGTGATCGATTTTGGCGGTGATAAAACCAGCACGGCTGGCGATTTCACGATTGTATTTCCTAGCCCAACGGCTACCGGCGCGATTATTCGGTTGGCGTAATGGCTTATGCCACTACAAACACTAGATTTTCAACCGGGCATCGACAAGGAAGGCACCGACTACCCGGCCAAAGGCGGCTGGGTAGACGGTAACCTCGTAAGATTCAGAAAGGGTCGTGTCGAAAAGGTAGGTGGCTGGCAAAAGCTCGGCGCAAGCAATTACCTTGGCATTGGTCGTGCTCTACATGCTTGGATAAGCCTTGGCGGGGTTCGATACCTTGGTGTCGGTTCTACGCTCAAGTATTACATCGAAGAGGGCGGCACCTATTACGACATAACACCTATAAGGGCGACCACGTCTGCTGGTGATGTCACTTTCGGCGCAACCAATGGTTCTTCAACGATTACAGTCACCGATACCTCGCACGGCGCGGTAAATGGGGACTTTGTGACGTTCAGCGGAGCGGCTTCCCTTGGCGGGTTGATAACCGCAGACGTTTTGAACCAAGAATATCAAATCGACCTTGTCACCTCGGTCAACGCTTACACAATAACCGCCAAAGACACGTCTGGCGCAACGGTTACGGCCAACGCATCAGACAGTGGAAATGGCGGCTCCAGCGTGGTCGGTGCTTACCAAATCAACACTGGACTAGACACTTTTCTGAAATCGACTGGCTGGGGCTTGAATACATGGGGTTCTGGCGGCTTTGGATCTGCATCACCGATCAGCGCAATAAACCAGCTTCGCTTGTGGACGCACGACAACTACGGCGAGAACCTGATTATCAATCCTCGCGGCGCAGGCATATATCGCTGGGTTGAAAACAACGGAACTGGTGTGAGGGCGCTTGAGCTTTCTGGTGTCACTGGTGCCAACTTAGTGCCAACTGTGGCGCTTCAGGTCATCACTTCAGAGACTGACCGCCATTTGGTGGTTCTTGGCGCAGATCCGATATCAGGTAGCAGCAGGACTGGCGTAATTGACCCCATGCTGGTGGCGTTTTCCGATCAAGAGAATGAGTTGGACTTTGAGCCTACAGCCACGAATACGGCGGGTTCTTTGAGATTATCTTCTGGTTCATTCATCGTTGGGGGAATCAAGTCTCGTCAAGAAATCTTGATATTCACCGACACCAGCCTGTACAGCATGAGCTTTATCGGGCCTCCACTCACCTTTGCGATCAACTTGATCAACGAGGGTTCTGGGCTACTTTCCCCCAAGGCGGCTGTGAATGCGCCAAACGGCGTGTTTTATGCCAGCAAAACTGGCTTTTACTTCTACAGCGGCTCGGTTAAGCGCCTGCCTTGCACGGTGCAAGAGTACGTTTTTGAAGACATAGACTTAGACCAAGCGTTCAAGTGTCACATGGGCAGTAACACTGAGTTCAGCGAGATATGGTTCTTTTATCCGAGCATCGAAGACGGCACGGGCGAGATTAGCCGATACGTCATCTACAACTACGAAGAAAACCATTGGTCTGTGGGTAGCTTGGCGCGTTACGCATGGCTTGATGCAGGCATCGAGGATCTGCCTTACGCCACAGCAACCACAAGCTCTCAGCAGTGCGTGTTTGAGCACGAAACTGGCTTTGACGATTATGAAGACGCCATGACTGGCGTTTTCATCGAGAGCGCCGACTTGGATATCTCATCTGGCGATTCGTTTACCTTCGTTAAGCAAATTATTCCAGACATGAAGTTTGTCACTGAAACAGGTGTGAGCGTAGATCCTGCCATGAACATTGTGCTCAAAAGCAGAGATTACCCCGGCCAGAGCTTAACAACCGACTCCACCACTCAAGTCACACCGACAACCACATTCAGCAATGTGCGGACTAGGGCGCGTCAGGTAGCTTTTCGGTTTGAGAGTGACGATGACAACACGGCTACTGAGCAGAAGGGATATAAGTGGAGGCTTGGTTCTACCCGAATCGACATCCAGCCTAGCGGCAGACGTGCATGAGCAGGCTGCTTCAGACCCAATTGCCCTTTTCTCAGGGCGATTCTGTCAGCTCAGACACGTTTAATCGGCTAGTTCGTATCCTAGAATTAAACCTTGGGGCGGTGGATTACACGATTTCTCCGCATTTTAATGCCACCCAGATAAGCGAGCTTCAGTTTGCAACGGGTAGTATAATCTTCAATACTACAAACCAAATACATCAAGCGTTTGACGGCACTGTGTTCAGAGACCTGTACGGCCATCAAACTTACCCAACGGGACTGGCGATCACCGCTGGCGTTGGGGCTGTAACCGTGAGTACACCGTAATGGATGCAATGCTACAGAGTCGAATTCAAAACCTGATTGGCGCTGATATGCCGATAGGTGTTGAGCAATACGCAGAGGGCGGTGAGGTTGATACTCCCGGCCCCCTTACTGGTCTTGAGGCGGACTTGCTAGAAGGCGCTGTTGAAGGTCTTGATGAATCGGAAAGCATGGGGATGGGAATCCCTGACATGTCAGGCTCTGGGAACCCAAACCAAGACTTAGAAAACACGATTAACGAGCTGATGATGGCTCGTGGGGAAGCCGAAGATGAAGGCGAAATAGCGTACATCGACGGCTTGATAAATGCTGCTGAAGTTGGCTCTAACGCTCCTATGGCAGACCTTGCTGTTCAGCTTTCTCAAGCTGGTCGGGGTGGCGATGTCACGTTGGCGCACCTTCGCAACGGCGAAATCGTTTTGCCTCCTGAGTCAATGGAAGATCCAGCGTTTGAGGCTGCTGTCGAAAAGCGTTTGATGGAAATAGACGTAGACCCGCAGG